AAATCAAAACCAACACAACACTCAGTAAAAGAATTACAAAGTTTAGGAATAAAACCAGATATATTAGTATGTAGAACAGAAAGTGATATACCAGAAGCATTGCAGGAAAGCACTGTAGAACAGGTGAAACTTGCAATGGCAGGATATACCAATGCACCTAAAAAAGTGCTTGTATATTGTATGGATATCAGCACAGGCGGAGAAACAGGCATACATACAGATACAGAGGAAACAGAAGTAAATACAGAAGAAACAGTAACAAATACAGTTGAAGCAGGGTATAAAAAAGCTATGGAAGCTTCAGAAACCATAAAATTTGATTACCTTGCTGTGCCAACGGTACAAACAGATGGCAAGGCGGAAGATGTGGCGGTATGGGTAAAGTCCATGCGCGGAAACAAGAAAAAGAAAATAAAAGCAGTCCTGCCAGATACACCGGCAGATAATGAAGGGGTTATCAACTTTACCACTGCTGAAATGGTTAAAACAGAAACAGTTACAAACAAGGATGGCACAAAGAGCATTAAAGAAACTACATATACAGCGGAACAGTACTGCAGCAGGATTGCGGGGTTAATTGCAGGTACACCAGCAACCATATCATGTACATATGCACCACTTCCAGAACTGTCAGACTGTACACGCCTTACGGATATTGATACACCTGTAGGCAAAGGGGAATTTATTCTTTTTTATGATGGTGAAAAAGTCAAGGTTGTAATAGGTGTGAACAGTTTTGTTACCACAATTGATGGCAAGGGTGAAAGCTTCAAAAAGATTAAGATAGTTGAAGCTATGGACATGATACATGATGATATCACAAAAACAGCGCAGGACAGTTACCTTGGCAAGTATGCAAACAGTTATTCTAATAAATGCCTGCTTCTGTCTGCAATAAACAGCTATTTTGCACAGTTAAGCGCAGATGGCATTGTAAGCAGTTATTCCGTTGCACTTGATGCAGAAGCAGTCCGTATATATCTGAAAGGCAAAGGCTTGCAGGCAACACTTGATGACGGGCGTGGCGGCATTGTAAAAGATGTAGACGAGTGTTCGGATGAAGAAATAATTACAGCCGACACAGGAAGCAGTGTGTTTATGGTTGCCAATGTAAAAATACTTGATGCAATAGAAAATATAAAAATGCCTGTATATATTTAAAAGGAGGGCAGACAGATGGAAAAGAAACAGATTAACGGAAAAGAAGTAATAAACGGTTCGTGGGGCGAGATATGGTTTGATGGTGAATACATGGCAGAAGCGACAGCTTTTAAAGCTGAAATCGGCATCAAAACAACACCTGTAACCAGGTCACAGACACTGAAACCTGGACAGAAGATAACAGGTGTTGAACCAAAAGGTGAAGTAAAATTCCATAAGATTAGCAGCTTTATCATGAAAAAGGTAAATGCTGAATTAAAAAAAGGCAGGATGCCAGTATTTAAAATTGTTTCAAATGTGAATGACCCTGACAGCACAGGGTCAGAACGTGTCGTAATATATGATGCTACGTTTGACAAGTTAATCCTTGCTGACTGGGAACATGAAAAACTGGGTGAGGAAAGTTACAGTTTTACATTTTCAGACTGGGACATAATAGACACAATACCATAACCAATATTAAAAGGGCTGCCAGGTGCAGCCCTTTATTTTTATGGAAAGGAAAATAAAAACATGAATTTAGTTGAAAAGTTATTAGCAGTAGACAAAAAAGAATTTGACAAAATCGAAAAGAAGGAACTGGCAAGCAGGCAGCTTTCAAAGCTTTTAGGCGTTGAAGATGCAAAAGTGGTGGTACAGGCCATAGATGGAGGTCTTTATACTTCGTTAAGTGCAAGTGCAGTCAGTAAAAAGGGTAATTTCAATTATGAGAAAGGTTTTGAAGTAAATGCCAGAATTGCGGCAGCAGGCATTGTTGAACCTGACCTGAAAAATGAAGAGCTTTTAAAGCATATTGGTGTTGCGACACCAGCAGAGGCAGCAAGTAAAATCTTTAAAGGCGAAGTAAACATGATATCAGATGAAGTTGCCAGGTTAAGCGGTTTTACAAATGAAGAAGAAACAGAAGAAGAAGTAAAAAACTGATTAAGAGCGATAGTGAAGTACAGATGGACTACCTTCATTACCGCTATAAAAACTGGAAGCCCTTTGAATACATGTCCCTGCCAGCTGGACAGAAACGCATAGCAGAGATGTATATGCGCTTAGAAATTGAAGATAAAAACAGGCGCATGGAAGAAATAGAAACATTATTTGGCAGCACTTAATTTCCAAGGAGGTGGCAGCGTGGGCAGGGTAATAAGTACAGCGTTACAGTTTATAGATAAGTTTACAAAACCATCAGCAGAAGCCATAAAAAACTTGCAGAAAATGGGGCGTGAGTTCCAGAAGTCGGGCAGGCAGATACAAAATGCTGGAAAAAGCATTTCAAGTGTTGGTTCTTCTGTTGCAAAGTCTGTCACCCTTCCTGTTGCTGGCATAGCAACAGCAGCAGTAAAGGCAAGCAATGATTTTAAAAATTCAATGGCAAAAGTATCTACTATAGCAGATACCCAGATTACGCCAATGAAGAAATTGGAAAAGCAGGTTAAAACCCTTTCAAATGCGACAGGTGTAAGCGTAAATGAGATAGCCGAAGCACAGTACCAGGCTATATCAGCAGGTGTTGATACGGCATCAAGTGTTAAGTTTGTATCAACAGCAGTTAAAGCAGCAAAAGGTGGTTTTACGGATGCAGCAACCGCAGTAGATGGGTTATCAACAGTGTTAAATTCATATGGGTTAAAAGCCAGGGACGCGACAAAAATAAGTGACCAGATGTTAATGACGCAGAATTTTGGTAAAACATCATTTGGTGAACTTGCAAGCAGCATGGGTAAAGTTATCCCTATTGCATCCAGCCTGAATGTGTCAACTAACGAATTATTTGGCAGCATTGCAGTATTGACGAAAAATGGTATTGCTACAAGTGAAGCTGTAACTGGTATGAAAGCGGCATACAGCAATGTGTTAAAGCCGTCTTCCGAAGCCGCAGAAGCTGCAAAAAAAATGGGACTGGATTTTTCAGCAGCACATCTCCAAAGCGTAGGATGGGCTAAATTCCTAGATGAAATCAAGGCAAAAACAGGCGGAAGCACACAAAAAATGGCACAGCTTTTCGGTTCAACAGAAGCACTGAACAGTGTTACGGTGCTTGCGGGAAAGGGCTCTGCGGACTTTACCAAAGCATTAGGTCTTATGGCAGAAGTTGGCGGTTCAACTGAGAAAGCGTATAAAAAGATGCTTACGCCTGCCGAACGTATGAATATTTCAATTAATAAAGTGAAAAATTCTGTTCTGCAGTTTGGGGCAGCACTGACACCTGTATTTAATAAAGCTGCAAATGTAATTGGCAAAATAGGTGATAAATTAAACAGTTTGAGCAGGGAACAGGTAAAGAACATTATTAAATGGGCTGGGATTGCTGCTGCCATAGGACCGGCAGTCATGCTTTTTGGTAAAGTGGTTACAACTGTTGGTACAGTTACAAGGACATTTGGGAAAGTAACATCAACCATAGGTAATTTTGGTGGAATACTTAAAACAATTACAAGCCCTGCTGGCGTTGTACTAAGTGTCCTGGCAGGGATTGCACTTGCAGCAGTCCTTATAATAAAGAACTGGGATAAAGTACAGGGTTTTTTGAAGGGTGCTGGCAAATGGTTTGAAGATACATTTAAAAAAGCTGGCACGTCTGTCCAGGACTTTAGAAACAAGTTTTCATCTATTGGGACATCTATAGGGAATATTACAGATAAAATAGGCAGTGCATTTAAAAAGATAGGCGGCATATTCACTAAAGAATTTGCCCCAGATATAAAAGCAGGTGCAAAACAGGCAGACGGGGCACTGGAAAAATTTGCAACAGAAACTGTCAAGGCATTTGATGGTGTAATTACGGCAGCAGACAAAGGCTTTAAAGTCTTTGATGCCCTGCTTGGTTTTTTTACAGGTGCATTTGCTGGCAACTGGCATAATTCCGCAATGAAGTTTAAGCACAGCCTTTATAATATTTTCCCGCCAGATATTGCATCAGGGTTAAGCAAGGCATTTGATACAGCACTTCCAGCAATTAAAGCTGTTGTGGATGGTATAAAAGGTGCATTTGGCGGGCTTGTGCAGGATGTAAAAACTGTCTTTGGTGACATTAAAAACGTTTTTAAAGGCTTTGGCACAATGTTTAAAGGGATATTCAATGGTGATGCAGAAACAGCCCTGAAAGGATTTAAAACGGCAGCAGGAGGCATCCTGGACACGGTAAGGGATATTTTTAAGACAAAAATCAATGCAATTAAAAACTTTACAGTAAATGCCCTTAAAAATTTTCTTCCCGAAGGCACAGTAAATGCCATTGCTACAGTTTTTGACAGTGTTGCTGCTAAATGGGATAATGCTGTAAATATAGCAAAATCCTGTATAGATGGTTTTGTACAGGCTGTAAAACCGCTTCTTGGCAATATAAAGACTGTTTTTAAAGGGCTGGGGCAGTTTGTTTCAGGCGTGTTTGCTGGTGACTGGAAGAAAGCGTTAAATGGCCTTAAAAATATTGCAAAAGGTGTATTTGGTGG